GGAAATGATGAGTGCTTCTAGTCGTGGGCCTTCTGGCGATGAACTTAAAGAGACTGCGCCGGAACGCTACAGAGAGTTCCGCAGCAGAAATCCGATTGAACCCAAAGAACTGTCGTTACGCGACAAAATGGCGAACAAACTCCAAGGTGTGGACGACGACAGTTACACCAAAGGCGGAAAAGTAAAACCAAACTACACTGGCGGCACTCGCCCGACCGGCGGGCGTTTGGCTAAAGCGTACGGCGGTGGCCTTATGGGAGAACTTGCTGGCTCTAAGAGCAAAGGCAAGGGCAAGAAGGGCAAGGGCAAGACCGATATCACGATCAACATCAACACATCGCCGAAGCCCGATGCAATGATGCCGCCCAAGCCTCCGATGATGCCGCCTCCGGGTCCGCCCATGATGCCTCCTGGGCCTCCTCCGGGCGCGCCTCCGGGCATGATGCCTCCTCCGGGTGGTCCAATGGGCATGCCTCCTGGTATGCCTCCTGGTGGCCCTCCGATGCCTCCTCCCGGCATGATGGGCCGTAAGGCTGGTGGTCGCGTTGGTCACCGCACCTATCGTTCGTATAAAGATATGGATGCTGGGTCTGGTGGTGGTCTTGGCCGTTTGGAAAAGACTGAGATTCAAGAGCATAAAGCTGGCCGCAAAGAAGGCGGTCGCGTTGGTCACCGTAAATATCGTTCATACAAGGACATGGATGCGGGATCAGGCGGTGGTCTTGGTCGCTTAGAGAAGACTGAGATTCAGGAGCACAAGCGCAAGTAAGCTACTGATACGGGGGCCGCTTAATTGCGGCCCCCACTAGTATTGAATTGAACTAAATTGGAATTATATTATGCAGACGCAACAATCGCTTTTTGAAAGCGAGCTTAAAAAGATTATCAACGCTGAAATTGAACGGCTTAAGGACGCCTTAGCTTTCAATAACTTTACTGATATGAGTCAATTCAAGTTTGTTATGGGGAGTATTGCTGGATTGAGAGCTATTGAAGAATTTGCAAAAGAAGCTCGTGATAAGAGTGATCAAAGAAGTCGTTAATATTGAAAGGACAATGAAATGAATAAGACGATTGTAAAGTACGACACCAAAAATGCCCGTAGCGAATTGCTGTCTATGCTCGGCAACATTGACGGCATTGAGGTATTCAATAACCAAGTTCTTGTTGTGACGTACATACGCCCTGAGAAGACCAAGGGCGGTATCTTCTTGACAGAAAAAGCTAAAGACGAAGACAAATATCAATCAAAAGTTGGTCTTATTGTAAAAATGGGTCCATCCGCTTTTGTTGATGAACAGCAAAACTGGTTCAAGGACGTTAACATTAAGGACGGCGACTGGATTATCTTTCGTCCATCCGATGGTTGGCAAATGTTGGTTAATGGCGTCGCCTGTCGATTGCTTGACGACACCGTTGTTCGCGGTCGCATCCCTGATCCTGATATGATTTGGTAAGGAAAACACACCATGGCTGACGAAAAGAAAGTTGTTGAAGATGAAGTACATTCAAAAATTGAAAAAACGGACGATGAAGAGGTAAATCAACCCTCTAATGAAGAAGTTTTAGCTGATCTTCGTAACAAGCTTGATGCAGAGCGATCGGCGCGTGTTAACGCTGAAAATGCGGCCATCCAGAACGCTCGTTTAGCGCAAAGGTCCGCTACAGAGGTTGATAATACAAACCTTCAGCTTGTGAGTAACGCCATTGATACGGTGCGTCGTGAGAACGAGATACTTAAAGCCAACTATCGTTCAGCGTTGTCTGAAAATAACTACGATGTGGCTGCGGAAGCTCAAGAACACATGTCTACCAATGCCGCCAAGCTTCTACAGCTTGAAAACGGCAAGGCGGCAATGGAAGCGGAGCCTCGGCAACGTCAACCCGTGCATGAAATTCAACGCACGATTGATCCTGTTGAGGCTTTTGCATCACAATTGACCCCTCGGTCGGCTACTTGGGTGCGTAGGAACCCGCAATTCGTCACCGATCCGCGTCTTAATCAGAAAATGATCGCAGCCCACAACTTGGCTTTGGCCGATGGGCACGAAGCTGACTCGGACAGCTACTTTTCGTCAGTTGAGGACATTCTTAAGGTTAATCGCCGTAATGAAGCCTCTCAAAATGAGGAGTCCGCGCTTTCTTCTGCCTCATCTCCGGCTCAAAGGCGCGCTTCTCCGCCTGCTGCACCGGTCAGCCGTAGCGGAACGGCCAATGGCACTCGCTCAAATCAGCATACATTGAGCGCCGCAGAGCGTGAAATGGCTGAAATGATGCAAATGTCAGAAGAGGAATACGCCAAACATAGAAATGAGCTTCGCAAATCTGGAAGGATGAATTGAAATGGAAAATGAAGCAGTTGTTGCGGTTGTGGCCGAACCTAAAAAGCGCGGTCGGCCTAAGAAAACCGCCGAAAGCGCGACTTCCGTCGCTGATCGGCCTGTTATGAGGACTGAAATGAGGGAACGTGACCCCAGGGCAGAGGCTGAACGCCGTGCTGCCGAGATTATGGGCCATATCGGCAATTTGGATGAGGGTACAGACGATTTTTACGTTGATAAGACCAAAATCCCAGATGGTTGGACTTACGAGTGGAAGCGCAAAACGGTTTACGGCCAAGAAGACCCGGCTTACATGGTTCAATTGGGCCGCACAGGTTGGACGCCTGTACCGGCGGCTCGTCACCCCGAAATGATGCCCGCTGCTGGCGGCTATCAAAACATTGAGCGCAAGGGTCAGCTTTTAATGGAGCGTCCTAAGATAATTACAGATCAAGTTACGGAGATAAATAACAACCGCGCTCGCAATCAAGTGCGCGTTAAGGAGGCGCAGCTTAATTCCGCACCTGATGGTCAATTCGGTCGTGACCATGCTCAGGCTAAAGCTAAAATTAATAAAAGCTACGAGTCGGTGCCAATTCCCGGTGATAAATAAACAATTTAAGGGGCCGCAGAAATGCGGCCCTTTACTTATGTGAATAAAAGTAGTCTATTATCAAAGCCTCCCTCGGTGTGGAGGTTCAAATAATATCCCCGGCTCCTAATCGCCCCGGTGCGCGATGATGAAGCCTCCCACTTTGTAGGGAGACCGTCATGGCGAATACAAATACGCCTTTCGGCTTTGCTGAATACTACGGTGGTGCTGGTGGCGCTCCGACGTTTGCTCAAGTTGAGCTTCGGGTCGCTTATGACAATAGCACCGAAATTTATACCGGCGATCCGGTAATGCCTGTTATTGGCGCGTCAACTGGGTACATCACCCAGGCCTCTCCTGGCACGACGACCTTGGCTGGCATTTTTGTTGGCTGTAAGTATCTGTCCACCTCACAGAAGCGCACCGTTTGGTCGCGTTACTGGCCGGGTGCTGATGCGACCGGCGACGTTCTTGCTTATGTCATCAATGACCCGAACGCTCGTTTTCAGGTTATGGGCAACAGCACGACGTTCAACATTGCTGGCACATTGACTCAGTGGGGCCAAAATCCCGTTGGTCAGTATGCTCAGTTTGCAATTGGTTCCGGCAACACTAGCTCTGGAACTTCCGGTGCATATTTGAACGCCTTGGGTACGACTATTACCTATCCGTTCATTGTTACCGATCTCATCACCAGCCCTCCGGGCGCTCCAGGTGCTGATCCTACAACGGCCTACAATCGGGTCATTGTTGGGTTCAACAACCAAATGCAGCGTTCAAACGGCGCTGGTCCCGTTGGCATTTCGTAAGGAGTAAATTAACATGGCCGTTAATCTTAGTCAGATTAAGGACCTTTTACTCCCCGGACTCCGTGGGGTAGAAGGCAAGTACGAGATGATTCCGTCTCAGTACGATAAAATCTTCACCAAGCATGACTCAAAGATGGCTTTGGAACGCACCGCTGAAATGCGTTACCTCGGTCTCGCCCAACTGAAAACCGAAGGCGGTCAGACCGCTTTTGATAACGGCGCTGGCGAACGCTTCATCTACAACCAGGAACATACGGAAATTGCTCTAGGGTACGCTATTACTCGTAAAGCAATTGACGATAACTTGTACAAGACACAGTTCCATCCGTCGAACCTCGGCCTGATTGAAAGCTTTCAACAGACCAAGGAAATCTACGGTGCGAACGTGCTTAATACGGCGACGACGTACAATTCTTCTATCGGTGGCGACGGCGTGGCGCTCTGCGCTGACGACCATCCCATTGATGGCGGAACTGTCTCGAACATCCCCAGCACTCCGGTTGACTTGAACGAGTCTACCCTCTTGAACGCCATGATCTCGGTTCGTACGAACTTCAAAGATCAAGCGGGCCTGAAGGTATTCGCTCGTGCTCGTAAACTGATTGTTGCCCCGCAGAATGAACCGGTTGCAATCCGCTTGATTAAAACGGAACTGCGTCCGGGTAGTGCGGACAACGATGTGAACGCCATCCTTTCGACAGCGGGCGGCTTGCCTGAGTCGTACATGGTCAACGATTTCTTGACCTCACCGTACGCTTGGTTCCTGCTGACGAACATCGATGGCTTGTCGTACATGAACCGCGTCAAGTTTGAGACCGACATGCAAGTAGATTTTGTGACCGATAACCTTTTGGTTAAAGGCTACGAACGCTACAGCTTCGGTTATTACAACTGGCGCTCCATTTTCGGCTCGTTCCCCTCGTCGTAATCGGAAAGGCCCGCCTTCACTGGCGGGCCAATCCTATTGATCATTGGAGATCAAAATGAAGAGTCAATCGCGTATGAAAAGGGCTTCCGGCGGCAGCACAGAAACTGGTGACCGTGAGTTCGAGCAAGACGTAAAAAAGAAAAACATGCGTTACACTTACCAAAGTAACGTGAACGATGAAGCTGAAGAGCGTAAAAGCGGCGGTCGTGCGAAAAAGCACGTTGGCAAAATGCACGGCGATAGCGCCAAGCACAATGCCGGTCGTAAAGCGCGCAAGAGTGGCGGTCGTACGGGTTCTAACATGAACCCTCTGTCGTCGGCTCATGCGGGCATTTCGCCCAAAGGCCACAAAGTAGAGAAAATGTCTTAACTAAATTATCCCTCCACTGGGAAACCGGTGGGGGGGTTATCCGGGATATCCCGGTGCATCTGACAGTCCCGGCTGACGACATGCAGACAGATGTGCCTAACTCGCATGTGAGGATATTATAATGGGTACTACTACTTTTTCTGGCCCAGTCGTTTCTGACTCAGGGTTCAGTTCTGACGACACTTTGTCTGCCTCGGATTTGTCAACAGGTTCCTTTAACCTAACTGACTTTACTGTTCGCCCCGCTGCGAATTGGTCAGGCACCGTTTCTGCTTTGGTTGGCGCCTCAAATAGTCGCACCGCAGGTGTTACTGGTGCCAACATCTTTGGGTGTTATGCCCAAACTTCTACAAAAAACGCATCCAACACCATTTCTGGGTTAAACACCGCTGTGTATGGCGTGGTGGATGTGGGTTCAAGCACTGGCGTAGGCAGTTGCTACGGTGCGGTTTTTGACTTCACTTCTTTTACAGGCACAAGAGCTTCTCGTCCGACTGCGTTCATCGGTTTTGGTGACGAAGCTCAAAACAGCCTTGGCGTGTTGAATTTGTTTGCTGTCGGAACTCCAAGCAAAAATGTCAGTTCTGGTGCAAGCGGTAACGTACTTTATTGCACAGCGGTTCCCGGCGCAGTAACAAGCTCACTCCGTATTACGGTTAATGGGGCTATTCGTTACATTAACTTATCGACCTCACAGGTATGATCGAGCAAGATTTTAAAGAACGCTTGGAGGCTTTAGAAGGCCAGCGGCGGCAGATGGAAGCAAATCTAAATGCGGTCGCTGGTGCTATTCAAGAGTGTAATTTTTGGTTAAGCAAAATAAACACTCCAGAACTAAAGCAACAAGATAATCCTGAGAATTGATGGAGTGTGGGGGCTTCGGCCCCCCACTTTTTTGAGGTAATTATGTCTGGTGCTTGGACCCGCAAAGAAGGCAAAAACCCTTCTGGTGGCTTAAACGAAAAAGGCCGGGCCTCGCTTAAGGCAGAGGGTCATAATATCAAGCGTCCTGTTTCATCTGGTGAAGCTCATAAAAGTCCCGCCTCCGCTCAACGGAGAGAAAACTTTAAAAGCAGGATGTGTGGTATGAAGGAAAAACTAACTTCAGCCAAAACTGCACATGATCCCAATAGCCGGATCAACCTAGCTTTAAAGAAATGGGACGTTAAGTGCTAAGAAAGGATTTTTAAATGCGCCCAATTATAGTTTCTGTGTCCGATGCTTCACAAGACGCCAAGGGAAGCTCTCTAGTGCGCTTCGACAACTGGGCGCAGGGGCCAGTTTCGGTTCAAGCTGTTGTAACCGGCACTGTCAGTTATTCAGTTCAGGTCTCAAACGACGATCCCAATGACCCCGTAAATCCAGTCGCCGTTGCTTCTATGACTTGGTCACCCGCGCCAGACGCTGGTTTGGTTACACAATCGAC